CTTCTGAACTTGCAAAAGATTGCGCTTTATTTGACGTGAAAAAATTCTTTGTCAAATAAGCAATTGCAGTCACTAATAACACTTTAATTTCTGGACTAACATTTAATGAGGGAACGAACGTTTCTTGCAACCAATTAAAAACTGTTGCTAAAATTGCTATTAACAACCCTTTACCCAAATCTAGCCAATTAAGGCTTAAAAAACTACTCTGTTTCATATTATATTTATTTAATTAATTACGTGAAATCCCTTGAATGCTTAATGATGAATATTCTATTGATGTAACCCCTACTGTTGCAGTGTTTAGTCTAACAAATATTTTAAAACCATTTACTTTTAAAGCGTCACCGATATATAGAGGTAATGTAAAAGGTTTGTTTTTAAAGTTTGTATTAAATAAAGTTACATCGTAAACATCAGTAAATCCACCTTGATTTTCAAAAGGGAAATTTAACGGTACGCCTGCGCTAATTCCGTTCGGTATTTGTATTCTCAATTGCAAAGACGCTCTTGTACTTATAATTGTGCTTAACGTTTCAAACTCAAATAACAAATTGAAGTTATGAGGGTATACATCGTTATAAGTAAATAAATTTGTGCCTACATTATAATCAAACATAAATTTACCGCTTATAGGGTCTTTTCCGTAAGTATTCATAGTTTTACCCGATTCCGTGCCATTGTAGACCAATTCTTGAAAAGTAGTTGTAAGCACTAAGGGCGTTGTTCTACTTACTATTAAACGAGGGTCTGCGCTAGATTGTGCCATATTTTATAAAATTATATATTGTGATAAATTTGCCCCTATTGTTGTTTTTGAGTATTGACCGCTAACAACTAGTGTACTTGCTCCGTCAATATTAACCCCTCCTACGCTTTGAATTAATACGCTATTTGCTGAGCTATCCATTTTTTTAACGGTTAATTTATAGCCTTGTAAAGCCGTAAAAGTAGGTAGAGTAACAGTAATATTCCCACTTGTTGTGTTTACACTTAAAATTAACTCGTTATTGTTTACAAAGTCACCTATTACAACTGTTTTGTTAGCTGTGATTGTTTGATTTGCGTATAAAGTTTGACCTTTAGTAACGAAGTGGTTAAAAGCGGTAGCATTTGCCCCTTGCATTGTACCATCAAGATTAACTCTCGCTTTTTCATTGTTATTTACGTCTCTAAATGTAGCGATTATACTTCCTGTTCCGTTATTTCTTATGTTTGCTCCAACAACCCCTACAGTAACTATACCGTAATCATTATTTGACTCAAAACTAGCACCAGCCGCAGCACCTGTCCCAGTGTTAATAGCAGTAAAAGCAGGATTTCCATTATTGGCTAAATTTATTGTTTTTACACCTGTTATAGTTTGAACTCCTGTCAACTTAACATTCCCACTATCAGCATTTGTTACAAAAGAAGTAGTAGCAATTGTACTACTTAAAACTTTCTCAAAAATTCCTGTACTTGAGTTCCGTGTTAAAAAGTCATAAGACCCTGCACTTGTGGTTGGCGTATCTGATAAGGTGATCCCCGCAATTTGCATTTTCTCCCCTCCTAAGAAATCTCCGTACATATTAGATAGATTAGCAAGCTGAACGGTATACTCACTTATATCCGATCCCTCAACTCTGTTCCCTAATATAGTAGAATAACCTGCCCCGTTACCTCCAACTCCAAAAAATGCAATACCATAGTCTCCGCAATTTATAATGATGTTGTTTGAAATCACGTTATACTTACCGTTAGTCGATCTAATTCCAGATCTATTCAATGCCGTATCTCTTACGCTATTCCCTATTACATAAACATTGCTGGCGTTTTCTAAATTAATCGCTTCTAAACCACTATTTGACACGGTATTTCCTGATACTAAGCAGGGAGAAGATATAGGAGTGAATGGTATGCCGTCAACCGTAGGATCTACAGTTATACCTATTAATGTAGAATTATGCACCGTATTGCCTAACACTTTAGTGTTTTGATTTTGAGTTTTAGAAGGGTCTCCACCGCCTATCTGTATACCGTTAGTTCCGTTGTTTTTAAAAGTACTGTTTTCAATAGAGCAATTCAAGGAATATGTTACGCTGTAACCACTGCTTAACGTGTTATTAGCTTGGCTGTTTATAACTGATATTTCGCCCGCATCGGTAAAATAGAAGCCCAAATCTGAACCCTCAGAAACACAACCGTCTAAAGTAATGTTTCTAACGTGTTTAATGTGAAAATTGTTTACGTCGCAATTATAGACTTTACAATTAGTAAGCTTACTATTGACATCTGGCGCATTATTGTTAAAAGGACTCCCCCCTTGACCACTTAGAAAAAATCCAAACTGCCACCCGTTAATAATAGTAACGTCCTCAGCAATAAAATTAGTCCAAGAAGGAGGATTCATATATATACCATTGCCTAATATCTGACTTGCTGGATTAGTGGTATTGGCTTTATTCAAATCAATTGTAACCCCTTTAATAACACACCCATTTGTAGCTACTAATACACCGTTGAAATTTACGGTAGCGGAATTTTTTATTTTAATTGTAGCACCATAGCCTAACAGTGTTAAACCTGTTGTATTAATAGCCCCAGAAACAAGATATATTTTTTTAGGCGTTAATTGAACTATTTCCCCAATAGAGGCGCTCATTGTTAATATCAATGCAGCCGTATCATCTGTTGCGTTATCCCCTTTAGCACCGAACCATTCTGGGCGTATGTGTAAGAAGTCTCTCTTAAAAAACTCACCGCCTAATTGAAAAAAAATAATTCCGTCAACCGTTGGTGTTCCCGTTACTTTTGATAAAGTAATTTCTTCACCCGTGTATTGGTCTAAGATGCCGTACAAAACATCCCCTTTTCTTTGAGCTAAAGAAAGGGATTCGTTTGATTTAATCCATGCAAAATTTATTGTAGTCCACGTACCAGCACTACGACCAAACACCCCCGCTGTAGTTACATCTTCAACAAAATCTAAATTGTTATCAAATTGAGATAATAAAGTAGGTTTGTTTTTTATAAAAGCAGGGTTTAAAGGATCGTTTATTGCGAAATCACTTTGACTTGACACGCTAGGGTCGATACTGTCTAACTTAGCTTTGTCTACAGCTGAAAAATTAACGTCCGTTAAACTTTTACCTGTTACTTTATCAACCTTATTTGCGTATAATTCGTCAAAATTATCGTCTGATTTAACAAAAGCTTGTCTTAATGGGTCTCCCAATCCATCATTTGCAAAGCTATAATTTATTTTCTTTTGTGCCATCTAGTAGAAATCATTAAAATTAGTGGTTTCTTCGTCTTTCTTTTCGTAATCCCATTCTGGAATGGTTGTATTTCCCATAAATTTACGAAAATTATCTTCAATAGTTACGGCTAAATTCTTGTATTGATCTGCTAATTGATAAGTTTTTTGAGTAGGCTGACCGTTTGCCACTGATAAAATAGTATTCCCAATGTTAGACTGCTTTACCTCATTGAATAAAGTAAAATAATAAGCAGTATAAAATACGTGCATATCAATAATGTACTTATCATAAATTGTCTTGTAAATACCTTGTAAATTAGCAAAATCATTAGTTATTTTATCAACTAAAGACTGACCTAAAACCCTAGTAACATCTGAAATTTGAGCGTAGTATATTTTCTGTAAAATAAGTTCGTTATCCGTTGCGCTACTTATTGAAGTTGTTGCTTTAAATTGTTCCGCTGTTATAAATAATTTTGTCATATAGTTTCGTTATTTGTACTTTGTGGAACTTCTTCTGCTTTCTTAAACTCTTCAAAATCTTCAAACTCTAAAACAATATTAACATCAATCAATTTGAATAACTTTGTCAATCCATCAATTACAACTTTTCGCAAAGGGTTTATATTCCTTCTATACATTTCCTTTGTAGCTACTAAAATTTCGTCAGCGTTTGAACTAAAACCACTCGCATTATTTGAACCACTAAAAAGTATTTTAGGAGCACTATGAGCTACAATAATTTTTCTTTCGCATTCCTCTGCAAAAAATACATTTTGCTGGTTTAAATTAGGCGTTTCTACTTGGTCAATTGTAGTTGCATCCAGTTCGTTTGTATTATAAGAAACAACTACGTGATGCTTAGGACTTCCACCCGTGTAATCATCTTTTATTTTTTTAGCTTTTTCTTCTTTTACTGTTTCGCTCATCCCTTTTGATCCATTGAAATTAATAACCGTAGTTATTTTATTTTCAAATTGAAAGTGCGTTTTAGTATTTTGACCTAAATAACCCTCAGCAATGCAATAATTAATTCCGCTAAAATAGTCTGGCAAAGGGTAGTATTTGTTTTTAGTTACTCTTTGAACTATAACTAATTCACAACCAGCTTGAAACGTACCGTCGAATTTTTTACATGCTGTAGGTCTATATGTTCCGCTTCTTTTCCAATCCTCAGAATGCCAATAAGCAACTACTCTAGGCTTTACCATTCTATCATCTATTTCCACTGCTATCTCTTCAATAGGCACATATTCAAATCTCAATATTTGTCTGTCTTTTTCTGAATCATTCCAAATAACTTGTAAACAAAAACCTCCAAACAGTTTAACATCTAAGCATATTAATTCAACCGTATCTTCGTCTAAATATCTTGAAATATCCAAACTCGATCCTGTGTTTTTTAACCCATTTGCATACATGAAATTTACAAATGAATTAATTATACTTTGATTAGTAGGGCTGTCGTCGTAAGCGTCACGCAAAGTTTTGTAATTTGAATTGTTAGCGCCATTACAAACTATATTAAATCCATTCTGAGTAACTAAAGGATTTATTTCAATAGGTTGCCAAGCTGACATTTTAACGACATCATTACTCATTGAATACACATTATTTTCTTTTTTTACTGCCATCTTTTTGTATCTTGAGTTTGTGCGCTATAATTTTGAATATCAGTTCCGTTTTTTAAAAATATAATTTTGCCTTTATAAACTATTTCGTTATTTGAAGTAATTGTAAAAGCATAATTTTGTCCCTCTGTAAATAATGAAGTGTTCAATATTGTAACTTGATTATTACTAACAACATTTTGAACTTCTAATCCTTCATCAAAAGTTAAAACAGCTGAATTAAAAGTAAATCGAGGAACAAATTTAAAAATAGTAGTATTAGGCGTGATTACTTTCATATTTTAAGGTAAAAAAGGCGGGATTAACCGCCTTTTATTGTTAATACGCTAATCTTGAATCAGTAAATTCTGCAACCGCTGTAGGTGTCAATAGATACTTTCTAAAAGAATCTGACTCTTCGGTATTAATTGTAATAGTAACACCGTCAAGTTCGCCATCTGTAGCACCTGTTGAATCAACTACGCTAGAAATCATACACCCAAATTGACTACCTACTGCGAAAATTTCGCCTGTTTTGTACTCAATAAATCCTACGAAATCAGTTTTAGTTATTTCATCAACTAATTCAGATAAAGCAATGTTATCCATTCCACCACCTGAGAATAATGTTAGACTAAATTCGCCTTTACGTCCTCCTGATCTGGTGTCAGGGTTTTGAGTTAAGGTATCGTTAAAACCTGTAGTTGTGCTTTTAACGTCAAATCTTGCTATTTTTCCACCCGATGGAGCTGTAGCAAACTGCATATAACTAGGTAAAGTTAAAACTCCACCACTACCAACGTTCTGACCTATTGTAGATACCGCAATTGATCCTGTAGCTCCTGTAGTTCCAGCTGAATAAATAGGGTCTAATCTATCGCCTATTGTGTTAGCTGTGAATATTACGTTTGTTCCTGTTCCGCTTGTCGTATATCCCGTAAATGATGTAGCTCTTATTTTAGTAGCTACTATGCTAGCTGCATCGCCTGTCAATACTGCTACTGTTGTAGCTGCACCGTTTAAAGTAACCGTTACATTTGATGAAGTAGTAGCTGCTGCCGTAATGTTTAAACTCACAACTTGCGCAACTCCTAAAGATGAACTATTTGCAACAATTCTACTTAATGAATCAAATCGAGCAATAGAAAAGGATCTTATACCTATTTTCTTTTTTACGCAATTAAGATTGCGTGATTTTGGTAGTGCTAATGTACACATATAATTTAAGGTATTAAAAGGGAGTTTTCACGCTCCCTTTGATTAATGTTATCCTACGTATAAAACGTTAAATTTTTGATTAGCTACGTGTGCACCAATTGATAATACAGATTTAATAAACATATCTTCTCTGTTTTCTGCAATTTTATCAATTTTCATTGTGTTGTTATCGCTTGCTAAATCAGTAACCCAGAATAAGTGAGATTTTAAAGCTACAATAATCACATTGTTAGGAATTGGAACGAACTCAATTAACACACCGTTAAAATAAAATTCAGTTGCTGCAGTATTTACATCAAAAGGTTTTTTAAAATCAGTAACAACATTGTTAGCTGCTACAATTATTTGCTTGATGTTTTTAGGCGCATATATGATAGGCTGTTCTGTACCATCTAAAACCTCTGCAGGAATTGCTGCGTAAATTTTATCAAATTCTGCTTTTACGTTAGAAGCTGTAATTGTAGTTCCTGCAACCTTAATACGTGTCCCTAAAGCTGCTGTTTGCGTAGCATTAGAATCATTGTAAATCATTTTAACTAAAATACCATCAATTTGCGAGGCTGTCAAAGCGGCTACCGCTGTTTTTTCTGCAGCACCTACTGCGTTATTTGTTGTCCCTGCTGTTAGAGCTGCTACCGCTGTCTTAGTAACTGCTGTCGCACCATTCCAGAATTCATTTTCCAAAGCTAAAGACATTTTTTTAGCGTAAATTCCACCGATTACAATTCTTTCAAATTCTGAACTCATATTGTTCCACGCTCCTGCTGCCATATCTCTTTTGAAACGAGAGAAACGTAAATTGTCAGGGCAAAACTCTTGGTAAAACATCGCTTTTTTAGGAGTCACTACTGAATCAAAAGCGCTTAAAGCTCCTGAGCTTGTAGGTAATCCACAAACAAATTCTTGTAGCGTAGCTGTTGCACTAGCTTCGGTAAATATTGTTTCTGCTTTTACGTCAGTTTCAAATGTAACTAACCCTTTTGAAATCGTAAGGTTTTCAAATAAAACCTCTTCTATAATAGGCTCCGCTGCTACGCCTCTAATATCTACTTTATTATAAGTAATTGCCATACTTTTATTGTTTTTTAATTATTAAATTTACTTTGTTGCTCTAAATTTCTCTAAAGGTGTCATTTTACTATAATCTTTTTTCTCTACAGGAACATCAGCCAATCTTTGACTTGACATTTTAACTGCTTTGTAACTGTCAAAAGCCTTAGTAACTTCTTCAAGTTGTGCGCTCATTAAAGTAGCATCGTTTTCATTTTTAGCTTTTTCAGCTTCTAAATCATCGATTTTCTTTTGCAACTCTACAATAGTAGCCTGTGCAATTTCTAATTCGCTTGGTTCTGCTGGCATTTCTTCCGCCATTTCTTCAGGTTCTTCTTTAACCTCTTCTACAGCTTCGGAAGTTTCGTATACAGGCTTTTCATCATCGCTAATGGCACTCATCAGGATAGCCTTGAAATCTTCCAATTTTTCTAAGATTGTTTTTTTCATATTAATATTACTAAATTTAGAGATAGGACTATCCGTATCTTCTTCCGTATCTAAGTGACCTTCAATTGAAAGTCCTTGCAATAATTGATTTTGTATTTTGTTTAAAACATCTTCGCTTTCACACTTGTACCCCATTATCCAAGTGCCTTGTTTTTGCAATGGCATTCCTAAAGCCTTGCTTTTATCATTTCCAGGGTCTGTGACTATCCAACTTTCAACAGGATAAACTCCCTCGGTATCTGTGTCTTGGTGTTCTATATTTGTATTAGCGTTACCATTTTGTTTAAAATAGTTGTTTGCTAGTTGCTCTACTGTTTCTGAATCATAATAAACTAAATATTTTTCGCCTGTGTTGGGGTCTATCCTTTGTATCTTAACATCTGGAATCATTACAGGCGAATAAAACACGCCTTTAATTTCTTGCGCTGCCATAAGCACCAAGTCGCCCTCTCCTACTGCTGGATTTTTAACTATAGAAACTTTAAAGACTCCTTTTTTATCAGGATTGTATTTATATTTTAGTATTTTCATTTGCGTATAACGATAAAAAGCCTACTCGCAATTAAGCAAGTAGGCTTTTATTTTTGAATTACTAACTAATACCATATATTTTGGTTGATACGTGCCACTTCACACGCTGAGTTAAGCAAACTTACAAAAAATATTTTAATTAATCGCTGTAATTAAATAAAATATTTTTATCAAACAAAGCTTTAAATATGTCTTCGTTACTTTCTTTTTTCAAACAAACATTCATAGCATCGTCATACCTTTCATTCATTCCGTTAAAAAGTATTTTAGGTCTTGGATAAATCAAAGTAGGTGGCTTTTTAAATTCATGCAACCCCCATACTATAACTATATAACCCTTAACGTATCTAATGTCTAAACCGCCATCTTGTAAAGTAGAAAAGTCATTTATATTATTTTCTACATACGTACTGTTTATTCTGCGAAAAGGCTTAAATCCTAAATCTTCTAATAAGTATTTTGTAAAATGTTTTTTCATTAATTTTATAAATTAAAAAAGCACCCGATTAAAGGTGCTTTAGATTATTGAATAGTTGCGTAAAACTTCATACGCTTGGAAACTTAAAAAAAATAACAGCCGGGAAGACTTATAAATTTATGATGTAGCAAATATAGATACTTTATTCCAATTAAAAGCTATTTACCAATTCTTTTTTTCTTGCTAGTTCTTCTGCATCACGAACTGATTGACTAACTACAAACGCCTGTAATGGTGGTTGGTTCCTTTGTTGATTAGCTACTGCATTCCCTATTTGGTTTTCGCTACTTGCTTGAAATCCTACCTGAGCCACGTTTCTACTAGGTTGTGGTGTTTGGCTGCCTCCATTTGCTCCAGCACTTGCGCCACCTGAGCCACCGCCAGAAAGCAATTGTTTTGCACGTGCTATATTACTGACTACGGATAAAGTCGTGCCTGTATAGCTTAAAACTCTTGCAACTGTTCCAATGCCTGGCACGAATGGTAGTGCTGTTTGTGCTGCAACCCCTTCCGCATTTGCTAAAGTACTAGCTTTTGACAATGCTACTGCTGAGTCAATCCCTATCTGAGTTAACGCAATGCCTTTTGAAACTACTTGACCTGCTTTTGTTTTAGCTATTCCAGAATCTTGTAAACCGTTTGAAACCCTGTTTAAGTTTTCTTTTGATGTTGCAATTGCTTCATTTTTTAATTTTTCCGCTTCAACTTCTTGCTCTTTTAATCTTTTCGATTTTTCGACTCTTTCTGTTTCAATTGCGTCAACCTGATCTGTTATAGTTTTTAAATTCTCTGCTTGTAATTCCGCATCAACTAAATCTTGATTTAATTTTGCTTTAAAAGTATTTATTTGAAATTCATTTAAAGCCTTTTGATCTTCTTGTTTCTTTTTTAATTGATCCTCAAATTCTTTTTTTTGTCTTTCTTTTCTATCTTCAATTTCTTTTTTTTCCGCTTCTTCACGTTTTAACCTTGCATCTGTTTCCGCTTGAACTTTTGCTACCTCTGCATTATTTCTAATATCTTCTAAATCGTTAAAAGAATTATCAACAAAATCTTGCATTCTTTTGTAATTTTCTTTTGCACTTTGCAAAGACTTTTCAGTGAAGTCAGTAGGATTATCGCTGTTTAACTGTTGTGCTTTTAATAGCAATCTATAGGCTTCCGCACTTGCGTTTATACCCATTTGTATTTCCTGTTCTTTTAAAGCTTTTGTCTCTCTTAATATCTGAGCTTCACTAGCTCCACTTGCTTTTAATAATGCAATTTTAAAATCATTATTTCTACTATTGCTATCACTATTCTTTTCAAAAGTTTTACTTTGATGTTCAATAGCTTGATCTAATTGCATACTAGCAACCTTTGCTTTTTCCTCCGCTTTTACTGCATCGCCTGTTATTTTAATGTAAGCGTAAATAGCAGCACCAGCCGCAACAATACCAGCCGTAATTAATACAATTGGATTAGCCAATAATGCAGCGTTCCAACTCCAAGTAGTTACAGTTGCTTCGGTATTTGCCACTGCTAACGCTTCTGTTGTTCCTATTTCAACTACATCAGCAGCACTTTTAGCACGCTTTGAAGCCGTTAAAACTGCATAAGCATCTGACATACCAGCAACAGCACTTGTAACGCCTAGTATAGCCTGTGCGCTTCCTATTACTTTGTCTAATACTTCACTTTCAATTCCTAGTGCCGTGAATCCATCCTTAACCCCCCCAAGTGCTAACGCTGCGACTCCTGCTGTTTGCGTTAATGCTCTGAATTTATCATCAGGATTAAACGAGTCTACTAAATCCTTTTGCAAACCTATTTCATCTTTTATTCCTGCTACTGCCTTAGCTGCTTTAATAGCTTGCTGGCTTGTTGCCCCGAACTTATCAGCTAGTTTTTGTTGCTCAACAATAGCTTCACGTAATTGAACTTTTAAAGACTTAAAAGAATCTTCGCTTTTTTTGTTTTCTATTACGGTATTATTAATTGACTTATTTAAACCTTGTACTTTTTCAGTAGCTTCGGATGTTCCTGTTTCGTTTACGTCAATTTGTATGACTTGTTTTATCGGATCTAAATTTTCAGACATCTTTATTTATTTAAAAGAGTTAATTTTGTTTTGCCATCAGTTAAAGATATATTACTTTCAAGGATGCTATATTTATTTTCTTTAATAATTATTTCTTGATTATCATCAAAATTTTGCAATTCAGTTGTTGGTAAATCCAAATCAATTGTGTGAATCAATTTTTTACCGCTTAATGTATCTTCAATATAAATCTTATAACCTTGTTGATACAATGTATTTTGATCTATGTAATCCCCTGTAACAATATTGAACAAGCTACTAATATAATTATCTACCCCCGTAAATGTACGCCTGCTTTTATGTCCTATTTCGTTGTATTTATTAATTGCTACAACTTGTTTTAACTCAGTATCTACAAACGCATAAGCTGTTGAAATTGATTTGCTACCTTGATAATAAAATATAGGGAACTCTTTTGTGATTGTATCATAAATAAATCTAGTTTCACTTTCATTTAATTTAGCTTCACTTCCAAAAGGATAAAATGTATAAACATTTGCATCTGCATCCGTAGCAATAGGACTGAAAACAGGCGCTGTAAATTTAGTCTCAATCTTAAATTCACTTTTTGGTTTTATTCCCAATGGATATTTTAATTGACCCCACTCTTGACCATTAGCAATCGCAAACGATTTATTTTGTTGGTAATCACTTGTAAAATGCTTTAAATCATAAGCATCATATTTAGTATTTGTTTTTTTAGTTACTTTAGATAAATCTGCAAAAGGTGTTAAATCATTTTCTGTTCTTTCGCCTTGATGTTCTATAAAATCAACTGTTTTTTTTGTATAATAAAAATCGTTTAAAACCCCCTCATTAAATTTTTTGTATGCAAACATTGTATAAATTGACTTTACAAAGTCAATCAACTTCATTTCTGGTAAACTCTTAAATAAATTAACAACTGTTGCTTTTGCATTAGGTTGCACATTTGCCACGCTTGTTTTAACCCAATTTTCTTGCGCCCATACAAATAAATAATCAGTTGTTTTCCATCCGCTTAATCCATCAGAACTGACGAAAACGGCTATTAAAGGCTTTATTAATGTACTAGGTTCGCTTCCTCCATTTGGAGTGAATACATCTAATCCTATCCCTATCCTTAAAAAACTACTTCTATTTTCTGACCCTTGAATTATTGAATAATTTAATTTTTTAAGTTTTAATCCCGCTGCATTTACTTCCCAAACTTCAATATAATTTATAGAGCTGTCAATAGCTAATGTAGAATTATTAATTCTGAGCCTTATAAGCATTTCAAAAGTTGCGTCATGTCTACTTCCGCCTCCATAACCTAAATACCTTAATTCAAAAGCATTTATTAATGGCTTAGGTATAATGTCAAATCGCTCCTCTCTAAACGCATCGAAAAACCAAACAGGACTTTGTACCGTCGTTTGGACTTCATTAGTAGCAACATTAGCACTTACACACATAACCGCTAAATCTGTCAATTGCGTTGAAGTACCAATAAAAGGTAAAGGATCAATCTTAATATCGTATTTTGAATTCATTGACTGTAATATTTCGCTTAAAAAAATAGCCGGGCGTAATTCATGAGGCAATAAAACATCTTCGCTAGTTATAGGTTTGTCATTTCTATAAACTATATTGTCGGTCGGTAACGCTACTAGCGAATTATAAAGCGTAAATATACGCTCAGTTGATACAAAAGGAATAAACCATCTTGTACCATCGCTTGCGCTTTGTATTGTTTGTAATCCTGCTTTTATTGTCCTGCTATTCCAAGTAATATCGCCGCCAATTAAATTTTTAAAAGTGTCTTCCGCTAATATTTCGGTTAAATTTTGTTTACCATCAGAAAATGACAACTCAAATAGGCTAGGTTCTTCATTTATCCAACTTGAACCCTCAATAGTTACAATCCCTTCTTTATATAATTGATTGTCTATAAATAATTTAGCTCTTTTTTTTACATTAGTAGGCTGTAATCTATTAGTATAACCAAAATAATCCAATAGTTTAACATTATTCGGAGAAGCTTGCACGCTAAAATTGTTCGTGAAGCCTTTAAATACTGCTGTTATATCTTGAGTATAAAGCGTTTTAGTATTTAAAACAATAGTTTCATTTAGGAACGTATCTATAATTCCGTAAACTCCTGCCTCGTCTGTTTCGATATACAACTCCATACTATTGTTTTAATGTTTTTTCAATTTTATCATAAAGCCACCCTGTCAAGTACGCCTGTGACTCATCGTTTTCTAAATCTAGTTCCACACCCCTATCTTTAAATATATGATTTACTAAGTGAACAACTTCATGCGCTATTATACCTTCTTTACTATGCGTGAAAGCAACTATATAATGAAAAGGTCTCCAAGGGTCTCGTAAAACTACAGCGCCATAATTTGTTAATGGTCTTGTCCTATATTTTTCACATATATAACTTAAATCATTATCGTATATAATAGTTAAATCACAGTTGTATATTGGTATTTGTATTTTTTTTTTAATCATCGTTATTGTTTTTTAATTTTTGAAGCCGTTTCTTTGAATTTTAACGTATATGAAATATCTCTTTTATCATTAATCAAGTTCTTTTGCGTAAAGTCAGTATCAACACAAGTAACAGGAACTTGTAAATAGGTAGAATAGTAGCCTATATCGGCATTTGTTACCGTATCACTATCAATTGATATAGTGGTGTTATCAACTGTAATAATAGTATTATCAACTGTAATGCCTTGTTGTGATGCAGTCCAACGATCCCCGAAGAAACGGACTAAATAAACTTTTGGACTATACAAAAGTTCTTCAATTAATCCATTCATACTATTATCAAGAATACCTGTGTTAACTGTATACGTTCTAAATGCCTCATCAATCGAAGTGTTTTTATAATGCGTTGAATATGGGTTAACCATTCCATTATCTCTAAACACTTTGTTACTTTCATTTCTTTTTATTTCATTACTTATTGAGACTTTACCAGAGGTTGTAATGTATTCAAACAAACCTTGTCTATTTATAAATATTATCAACAAAGGTTCTTTGATACATTCTACTTTTGTCGGGTTTACTTTTTCAGTAGTAATAAAATTAAAACTGTTTCTATCGTTACCAAAATTAAACGATTGCTTTGCGTAATAAGGTATAAACTCAGCAAACCTTTTATTAGGAGTAGTAGCCACGTTGAAGCCATTTGTATTTCCAATATAATTGCCGTAAAATGATGGTGCTTCACTATCGATTCTAAAACCTAATGTAGCAACTCTATCTGTTACATTAATAGCTGTTGCACTTGATAATTCATCATAAGCATAATATGAATATCGATAAAATAAACACATCCCTTGCGTATAAGGTAAAGATGTGTTATTATAAAGTAATACAGGAAAATCTACATTGTTAAAGTTTTCACGCCTTACTAAGTCGTTTTTCAATTCGTTATCAATACGTATTGTTACCTGCTTGTCATTCTTTGAGACTCTCGGTACATCTATCAAATGTACATTTACATTTTCTTCAACTCCTAATGCGCTAATATCAAAAGTAGTTAATTGCAAACGTACGCGTGTATTTTTTACAGGCGGAAAATAAGTAGGGAATTCATTTTGCAAATCAACACGAATATAAACAGGAGAGTTTACATAAGATAGTTGCGAGGAGTTATTTATATTCATCTATTTTATTTTTAATAATAGCACAATCTTCATACATTTCTGCATCTTCAAACGCCTGCAAGGTACAAATTAAATCTTGTTTTGTTCCTGTTTCTAACCAACTTTCAAACTCGTTATCTGAAACAAAAAAAGCCTTGATATTCTCAGGCTTTATAATTTGTTCGTATACATTATTTATCATTGCTAACTATTGATTTAATTAAACTCTTTGATATTACATTTATTGTATTAGGTATATTTTGCGCTATACTTGTAGCCATTGGGTTATCCCATAATTCAGATGTAGCGCTTGCTGGTGGGTTCCAAGGAATTGAGCCAAGTTCTTTTGGTTTTTGCCATTTACCGTAAAACAACTGCGACATAGTTAATCTTTTCCCTTTTGCGAACGGTAAAACAGAATCCCGAAGTGATCCACCTCTATTTATCGGCTCTCCGTTTTTCGCAAACGTATCTTTTGAAACTCTTACGTTTTGTCTAGTATCTTCATAAACGATTTCACCAAGTCTAGTCAGCTCCTCTTCTATTATCTTTGTTGGTGTTTTCTTCTTCATCCCTTTTCTTACGACCTTTAATAGCTAATAATCTAGCTTGATTTTCTCTATTGACTTTACGCTCATATCTTTGAACTCTTCCGCTTTGTGCTTTATTTACCGATTGAACAATATCGCCCTCTTCATCAAATCTTTCAATCTTATACGGTACACTTCCCATCATTTCACGTGCATTCTGTTCTAGTGTGCTGTTGTCGTTATACTCACCATAATAATACTCTCTAAACACTATAACGCCTCTTTGTACCTTTTGATTAATAGAACGCCTTAAACGCCCTGTATCAACGTGAGCTTCACGTTTAGACTTAACAACTACTTGCTCTGCTAGTTGCTCATCTTCTAATCTTACGGACACGCTACACCAATATTAGGAATAGACAAAACAATATCAAAACTGTGACCGCTTAGACCGTTTAGCTTTTCAAACTTTATAGGCGTTAATACTGTTTTGCTTTGAATTTCTATATTATCATTATTGTATTGTCTAAATGAATTAATAAACGATTGGCATACGTTAAAAGTCTCGTTCATTATATCTTGATGGTTAGTATTAATTAATAGTTTCGAATCAGTAGGCGTGGTATATACATCTTCTTGATCCATACACTTAATGCGATACGAGACTAAAATAATATCTTCTAATACATCGGTATTAATGTATTCGAGATTAACCAATGGGTATATAGTTTCTTTGTTAGTATCAATCAAATCATCTGTTAACGTGGTAACAGTATTAACTAAGTCATTAGCTTGAAACCAATTAATAAGATACGTATTTATTTTGTTTAATTCGTTCATAACTACTCAACGCCTTCAACGGCTCTTTTTCTAATTAAATACTCCCCTGTTGCTAGATAATCTGATAACTTCATTTTGTTAACTTCATCAAACTTTAAAGGATTACCGTTTGAAATCAAATAAGTAATCTCTGCATATGCTCCGTAATGTTCTTGGAACTCCTGCCTTAATTGTTTGCCTAAAGTAAACTTTGCTGAACTAGGTAAACTTGGCGGGTCAAATATCCATTCGTATTTTTCTTTGAAATAGTCCACACTTTCAAGGTACAACCGTTTAACCTCAGTTGCTAATTGCAAAGATATTGATTTTAAATTACTATTACTCAAATGATTATATAAACTTACTAAATCTAATCTGCTTAAATAAGCATCTGCTGTAATGTAATATTCTGCCGCTTTATTCTCAAAGTCTAAATCTAGTTTTAATTTACCTTTAAATGGATTAGATAATTCTTTGTTAAACTCTTCAATACATAATACCCAAGGTCGTGTGTCATTAGGATAGAAATCTTTTAAAATAGCCATACATGAATCTTCATAACTAGGATTTTCGCCTAGCTCATTCGTCATTAAAACAAATTTTTCGTAATCTATAGTCATATTAATCTAATCCACTTGTATATATTTGCTCTACAACCGCATAAGTTCCAGCATCATTAATGTGATCCAAACCACTCGTCTTGTCAGGTAGTCCATTGTTGTATGTTTGTTGACTCAAAGCTTCCGAGTAGTTGGGGCACATTTCCAAATTTACAAAATATTTTCCATCTTCCAACGCTTTATTTACAGAGCGAACACGATTTAATATTTCAGGGTTTTTTCTTCTAATTGTTACAATAAAATTATACTTTTCATCTATAATAATATCATAATCAGAAAGTCCTGCTGTATTTCTGTTTCTACAACTTGCATCAGGGTTAATCTCTATTTGATTACGTGGGTATTTTAATCTTATAGAATCACATAAATCAAACGTATCATACATCTTAACAAATTCATCAACTGCGATTAATTGACCATTACGGATAACGTGTATAATTGCGTGCATATTGCTAACGTTAAAATCCATCCCAATATAAAGATTTTCGTTTAGGTCAACAATAGCGTTACTATTATGTAATTCTCTGTTATAAGACTTGTAAACTGATCCGCTTGTAAGGTTGCAAAACTCCCCATTAATATACGCGGTTAACTCTTCAATAGTGTATTGAGCCGTTAAAGTAGCAATATAATCTTCTGGAAGATACGGGTTGTCTAAAGTTTTGGCGCGTATTAAATGTTTTTCGTCCGTCTTCTCTTTAACTGAAAAATTATAAAGGAAATTAAAACCCTCTGGAGTGCTAACTAAATCTATTGCGTTCTTTTTACCTGCTGGGTCTATTTGCCTATTACGCGCGATAATTTTATTGAATACTGCCTTTGCCTTACCTTTAGGCAAAATATCAATCTCATCAATTATAGCGTAAAAAGTTTCGTAACCTACTATAGTCTCAGGCTTAGTCATATTTCTAAGTAAAATACTCCCGTATTTAGTCCTAAACACCTTTTCGCTTGAATTGTATTTGTATGCTATACTATGGTCTTCAAAGAATTGTTGAAACCTTGGCACTGCAATATCGTTTATAAGTGGGTAGTTTGGTAGATAGTACCCTACGTTTAAGTTAGGTGGTGTAGTAATTAGTTTAACAACTGCCTTACTTACCGCTGCTTCTGTCTTACCAGATCCAAAACCAGCTACTAATACAGTGTGCTTAGCATCTGAAAAAATAAATTCCTCTTGATGCACTAATAGCTTAAGTTCCATCGGCTCGGCTTATTTTAATTTCAAATATCTGATTATCTTGAACTTGCTCTACTATTTGTTTCGGCATTCCATAACGATAATTAAGCCATGTTTTTTGAGCTGTAACGTCCCCGCTTTCAACTTTCAATGCTAGAGCTTGCCAAACCTCAACAGGTGCTAAGACGGCATCCATTTGTTCTATAAGCTTTATTTCATCTATCTTTGGTTTTCTTCCTGCATTCTTATTACCACCATTATTTTTTCTACCATCTTCTTTCATAAAAAATCATTAATGAATCCAAAATTAATAAAAAAAACCCACTTATTTGATAAGTGGGTCAAAAAAAATATCAAAAACCAAAAACTAAAAAATTATGAAGTAACAAATATAGTTAATTATTTTAATAAATACCTATCTACTTTTTTATTTTTATTCAGTTCTGCTAATTGTTTTGCTTTTTCTCTATTATCATAAGGTAAATCAAAGATATAGACTTTTTTTGTTTCTGGATTTCTTTTTTTTGTTCTCATAATAATTCTGGATTTTCGTAAATATTTCCGATTACTTGATAATCATTTACTTTAAAATATAAATCATGACTAACTCCATTAGCTCCTAACCATTCATTTTTTTTAGCAGTATACCATTGCGTATAAATAAATTTTCCATAAGAAAAACTAACTTTAGCTAATATTTCTCCATAAACATTTTGCATTTTAATTATATCCCCTTCATAAATATCTACTCCGTTTTTGTCTTTTAGTCCTGTGAACTGCATTATAGCCTCAAATTCATTTATATCTAATTTCAAAGCAGTTCCAATTCCTACTATTACTTTTATGTATTTGTTACAAAATGAAAAAACTTCACGCATTTCTTTTTCTTTCTTTAAATATGCTCTAAACTTAATTTCTCTACTCATAATTTTATAATTGAATTGTTAAACCGAATTTTAATTTATTAAACGTATCAACTCCAGCGAATACACCAATATCTTTTGTAATTGAGCACTGAGCATTAAGTCCAACTAATGGCACAAGTATCAATTTATCGTTCTTGTGATACTCATAATCATTAATTTTAAAGTTACGCATCTGACCGTATAACCCTGCGCCACCTGTAAATGATATTCTAAAAGCACCTAAGTAACCAAAACTTGCTACACCATACAATGAGCACCATTCTTCTTTTGCCACTCCTGTTGTGTATTTCATTTCGTCGGATGTTATATGCTTACCTGCCCATTCACCTTTAGTCAATGAATTTTTTAATGTTCCGCTAAATCCTGCGCCAAAATAATTATCATTTTTAGTTTTTAAAATCATTTCCGCCCCTGCTAAATTTTGACTTGCTATAAAGTAATGTTGAATTACTTCTTGACTAAATCCAATCATCGGGAATAATAGTATTAATATTAATTTTTTCATAACTTCTCTATATTTTTTAAATCAATCAAAAAACCATCAACAAATTTTTTTACAGTAATAAATCTTTCTAAATCTGCTTTCGTTTGTTTAATGTTAATTAGATCTTTTAATACATTTGATTGTGTTTCTGTTTTCTTTATAAGTAATCTTAATTCTTCTTTCATAACTTATCTATTTTATACCCTAATTTATCGGCTAGTTCTTGTAATTGTTTTACTTCTGGATTGATTGGTTTTAGTCGGTATTCTGAAAAAACAGCATCACGCCATTCGTTATCAGTACTTGGATTTCTATACTGTAATTCGCCTCTATAAAAAATCTTTTCCTCAACAATATCCAAAGCATCTAAAAATATTGATCTGTCAAATTTTTCGTGTACTGTTCTTTCGAAATTAGATTTAATAATTTCCTCTACATTAGTAACACGACCTAAAATGCTGTCAGAATTAGTTACTAAATACGGATAAGAATCAAAATCATCTATTGGTATTATATTTTCAACCAAATCCTTTACGCTATCCCAACCTTGTTGAGTTGCTTTCATTGCTATTGCTTTCATAATTTTTCTTTTTTAAATTGTTCTACCCAAAACTCAATCAAATTGTACGGTACTGTTTCAATTGTAAACTGTTCAACATCACTTTCTTGTCCTTCATTTACTTTTTTTACAATATACTCCTCAATATCCAAGCCTTTTTTAAACGTTCTAACCATTTTGACGTGTTTTTCTTGTACGTATAACTGCAATCTCTCTCGGTTTGATGTTCTAGGTCGTCCTCGTTCTTTTTCTTCGATTACAGAGCCTATTTTAAATGGAATGTTTTTTTTTATAAACATTGCAAAATAAGCATAGTACCCTAATTGGTTTTCGTTATACACAACCCCATTCACATCGATTGCATTATTTTCAATTACTTTTATCATTTTGCTAGTATTAAATCTGAATCATTCCAAACGTACATTTTTATTTGTGATTGAGTGCCGTCTTTTTTTTCTTTAAAACAAACAGGCTTTACTTCATTACTGTAATTAATTTCAAATGAAACTACATATCCAAATGTTTTTTTTGATTGACACATTACTCTATCGCCAATTTCAAAAGGCTTATTTGCTTCTATGTAATTTTCTTTTGCAATTTTAAGAGACTCCCTAAGATTATATATTTTAGAGTTAATTTCTTTTTCTAATTCGATGTATTCTTGTTTTCCCATTATCTATGTTGTTGAGGTGTTAATAAAATAAATGCTATTATTATAGCTATTGTTAAGACTGCGATTATTTTTTCTGATGTTTTCATAATATTTGTTTTTATTTATTAAGTCAAAGATACAACAACTATTTACATTTACAACTCTTAATATTAATTTTAATATAAGTTTAACATTTGCCGTAATAAAACTGATCCAATTCTTCTTTCAAATCTTTTACTTTTTTATTGTCGCCTTTGTTTATAGCTTCACGAATAAGCACAGGTAACTGATTTGGTCTGTCTGCGATTGCGTTGTATTTATTGCATTCTGTTTTTCCTTGAATGCGACAAGAGTTTTGACAATGTTTGCAATAAATATTCTTAGCCATATTAAAATAATTTAGTTTGTGACATATGATTGTTTATTCTTTGAATAGAAGTATTAAAAAATTGTTTATTTAATTCACAACCAATAAAACTTCTATCTGTATTATAACATGCAATAGCTGTTGAACCAGAACCACTAAAACAATCCATTACTAAATCATATTTATTTGTTGATTTTTCTATTAAGTATTCCATTAAATTAACTGGCTTTTGAGTTGGATGAAATTCGTTTCCTGTTTTTTTAGCTTTAATAATATTACTATCTCTGCCGCCCTTTAATTTTTTAGTTCCATTACTACAAAAAATAATCATTTCATATTTTGGCGCATAATCACCCTCTAAATCACCCATTCCCGTATTGTTTTTTTCCCATATTAATATATTTTTTACATTAAAATAATTTTCTATTTGACTTTTAAAAACTTCTACTTTGTGCCAACTGCAGAAAATATATAAATGTGCGTCTTCTTTCATAACTCTTTTAATTTCCTTGATCCATTCTGATAACCAATTTAAATTATTATCATTTTCTATTTTTTCATGCTTAAATTTTCTATGATTACTTTGAAAGTTCATTCCAAAAGGTGGGTCTGTTAATAATAAATCAATAGAATTATTATCTAAACGTTTCATTAGCTCCATATTACATTCGTTTGTGATTTTTATCATAATTTTTTATTTAAGGTTATTTTTTTTATTTATAATATTTCTATAGATATTATTTACATTCTCTTTATTTACCCCCATCGCTCTATAATATTCTAAAATAGCTATTATTCTTTCTAGTTTGCTTTTCATATTTTTATTATTTATCTTTCATATAAGCGTGAATAAGTTTTTTTATATCTTCAAAATCCCATTTAAAAAAAGCGAAATACCCTTTTTTAATTAAATCATTTATTGATTTTTCTTGAGCCTGTAAATGTTCGTTTTTGTATAATTGACCATTTTTTTTATACGGACTTTTTATCTTTAGTTCTATAAACAAACCATTCCATAATCTATTAGGCTCTAAAATCAACAAATCAGGGCATTTAAAACCGTTCTTTTGTATTTGCTTATTTCTGTATGCTTGTGATTCAGTTAGTTTAATGTTCCCAATTGTATCGCTTAAAAATAATACGTTTGGATATTCTTTCTCTAAAAATCTGCAAACTGCTTTTTGTAAAATGTATTCTTGATGCTTCATAATTTAAAATTTAGCTGGTGTTTTATTTTTTGGTAGTTTGTCAAAATTACCTTGTTCTATTTCAAAAGGTAGCCAATCAGAATTAACATCGAAATGAATATCATTAAAAGGCATATTACGGCTGTATTCACATTTTGCGATGCTTAAATTATCTTCTTTTTCAATAAACACAACTGTCTCGGCTTTTTTTAATACTGATGATCCTAAGTGACCTACAGGCTTTGAAGTTCCAAAATTCTTATGAAGTATACCAGTTATGTGCATGTCACCACGTGCAGTCCATTGCAATAGCTTTTCGGTTAGTCCTGATGACTGCTCTAAGCTATTAAAGTCTGTTACTAAATCTACAAAACCATCAATTGAAAGCAAACCAATTTTGTTTTTATATTCACTTTCATTTATGATATAATCAATAAATTGTAAACGTTCTTTTGGTTCGTACGCTCTGAGTGCAAACGTCTTGTAATTGTGGTAAATATCGCTTTCAACCATTTCCATAACTCGACGTTGTACTCTTTGAGTATGAAATTTTGACTGTTCCGTATCAAATGATATAACATACTTTTCTTGCGTGTCGTGTCCTTTAAAACTAGGGCAAAATTTATTTGCATTACCTCCTAAATAACTCGCTTCAATCATTGATTTAAAGAAAGTCTTTCTACTTTTTGATGCTCCTACTATACAAGAAAAGTCGCCATAAGAACCAAAAGCAATTGGATAATTTTTCCCTTTGTATTCGCTTGTTCCGATGCTAATTGCTACTGGTTGCGGTTTCATTTCCTCAGATGGATCTATATAACTATCAATCAACATCTTTGAAAAATCAACCGTAACTATCTCATGCGTTCCTGTTGTTTTTAATTGGTCTAATTCGTTTAAGTCTAGCATAACAATAACTCCTCTCCTGTTAATGCAAAGTATAGGTTTTGCAGTTGATGCATTGACTTTAATTCTAAATCTCCTTTAAAAAATTTACCTGATTGATCTGTAGTTTTCCAAAAAGTAAAAGTTAAATCAGAATTAAAGATTCCATTGACAACATATCCATATCTTTTACCAGCTGAATTTTCATTGATTACATAAAATCCTATTTTTTTTAACAATTCTTCACTTAGCGGTATTGGTTCACATTCTTTTAATTCAGTTGTACCACAATGCCAATTTTCTATAAAAAATTCCTCTCCGTAAAATTTATCAATACAACCTAAAGTGCTATCTTCTGAATGTTGAATATAATTACCAATTCTTAATTCTTTAATATTTATCATAATTTTATTTTTTAAATATAGTTATCAGTTTGTTGTAAAAATTCGTTTGCGGTATTATAAAATGATTTACTTACATTCTCATAAGTCCAATTCGTTTGCATCTTTTCGATTATTTCCTTTTGGTTTTCTTTTAGGATTTTATCGTTTGTTTCTTGCTTTTCTTTGCTGTGGTCTAAGTGGTCTAAATTCAACCCTAAACTTTTTAAATAATTGTCTATTCCTTTTTGGTTTAGATTATTTTTAAACATTTGTAAATGATAATTTAAAGGCTCTTTGAGTATATCAGCAACTATTTTAATTGATGCTTTAATGTCTCCATTATGATGTACATTTCGGTCTAAAACATAAACTAATAATTTCGCAAAGAGTAAATTATCATTAACATTCGATTTTGACGCATTTTCAATAGCTAGGTTTAAAGTTTTTATAGCTTCTATATCATTATCCCACAACTTACCGTTTTGTTCTTTAAATCTCTTATAAACGCTAAACACTCTTTTTAATGCGTTTTGGTTAGTCCATGACATAATTTTAATTTTTAAGTTTATAATCTATCGTTTTTAATTTGTGGTTTAACTATTGTTTCTTTAAAATCGAAATACATTGCAAACTTATCGGGTCTGCTTATAAATTCTAAAGTTAAATTTTTATGACCGTTGCTTTTGTGAAATTCTGAATTATAACAATTGGTTATTGCGTTTACAATGTCGTTCTTGGTATATCCATCTTTTAGCCTTGCAAGAAATTGTTTTTTAGTCTTATCGTCTACAACCTTTGCTTTTTTTCCTGTTATTTCGTTGAATTGATTTAAAAGTCCCTCCCAATTCACCGTAGGTATTTTTTCTTGTTCTTCTTCTTGTTCTTCTTCTTCTTCTTCTTCTTCTTCTTCTTGCGATACAGTATCAATACTGCTTATATACTCTATCAGTACTTTATTTTTAATCTCTTTAAGCTCTGATTCTATGCACTTTACTACTTTTGGAGACGTTGAGTAATTAAATTTTTTCCAATTCTTAATTGCGACCTCATTTGTAGTATCTGAATACTGAATTTTGCCTATTTTTATAAAGTATTGTAAGTGTTTAGATACTGTATCTATACTGCATCCTAAATCAAAAGATATTTGCCTTTTAGATATTTCATAAATACCGCATTGCTTTGTTCTTTCATTGGTCAATAAGTACAAATAAAAAAGTTTTCTATCGTTTGATAGTTCAGAAGTAAAAGTATCGCTCCAGAAAGTAACGTGTATTTTTCTAAATATCGCCACAACTACCTCCTTCCTCGTCTTCTATAAATCTACCGCAAATTTGTAGGTGTTTGTGATATGGATTTAAGTATAAAAACTTGCAAGTTTCTTCATCAAAGAAAATTGTTCTAGGCTTTTTAAACTTAATAAATGATTCTACTTGCTTTGAAGTTACAAGTATCTGATAAGCTACATAATCAAATCTAGGTAACTTTTTAACTCTTTCGAGAGTTTCTTTTGAAATGGTTTTTTCTTCCATAATTTTAAAATAAAAAATCCTATCGGTTTGAAGGTTGCAGCTTCTCCCCGATAGGATAATGAAAAATTTCTTTATTTGTAAAAAGCCTGCAACGAATTTTACTTTAGCAAATATAAAACAAAAAAAAACAATTAGCTACTATTTTTCACTAATTGTTTTTAAAAATTTATAGTCTTTTAAATTCTATTTCATTGTTTAATTTTTTATACATTGTTTTTTTACAGAAATTATTTTGATTCAAACATTCTTTAACACTTTCATAAATAAACCCATCTGATAGCCTAATTACTTTTATTTTAAATCTATTCTCTGGAATGTTTAGCCTTTGATTGAAATATAAGTTATCTTCCTTAGTCCATACTGATTTATCCCATAAATAACAGTCTGGGTATTTAATCATTTTTTCACGTATTATGTTAGGTTTTGGCTTCATCTTTTAGTAAAATATCTTCTTATAAAATAACCTCTTAAAATACTAGATACAAAAAACACAAATGTTATAATTAAATTCTGTTTAAAGGTAACAGGAATATCCATTAAAGGGTACAGAATTAATTGAATTAATATCGATGTCACTAAGCCTATTAACGTTTGTGTTATCGATTCGAGTAACGAGAGTTTTTTTGATTGCATAATTATTTTTTTTATGAATTATTTTCCGCTTGATCCATAACCGCCTAAAGCTCTTTCGCTATCTGATAATTCATCAGTTAGTTCAAACTCGATTTGTGGGTAAGGTAAAATTAATATTTGCGCAGCACGGTTACCAACTTTATATTTTTGAGAAGAAGTCCCAATCATTACCGCTGATAATTCGCCACGATAACCGCTGTCAATAACTCCAACGCAATTAGACAAAATTTGTCTTTGTTTGTAACAACTTGAACGAGGAAATATTAAGCCAACATAACCGAAAGGAATTTCAATTGCTATTCCGAAATTATACTTTATGTGTTCATTATCTAGTATTCCAGTACTTACTACTGTCAAATCCATTCCAGCGTCTCCATTTTTAGCATAAATTGGTATTACTGCGTTTTCGTGTAACTTCTTAATTTTTATTTTCATATTCTTTTTTATAAAGTTCTAATAAGTAAATTGTTTTGTCAATATCTTCAATAAAATTAGCTTTTTTTCTGCAACGCATAACACGTTTAATAATATCAAATTCGTACGTATTAAGCTGTTTATCTTCGCAAAACTGGTAAAGCGATCCTTTGCTATTGTCGTAGTTTTTTTGAGTCGTTAAATCGGGTTCTTTATCATTCCATTCTGCCCAAAAATCAATACCTTCTTTTGTGTCTCCCCAAACAAAAGCCTTTTCTAAAGAATTTGTATCTTTGTCGCTTGTAACTGATTTTCTCTGATACTCTAACGCCTTTTCTTTTATTTCCTGTGGTAATTCGCTTATTTTCATAAATAATTCATTTTAGATTGTAAAGTTATTTCTTGAATTTTTCCAATAAAGTATAAATGTTGGTGTAATAAATCTTCCTGGTACTTGTCTAAATATAAAGCGTAATTGTTAATTCGCTTTACTTTTGTAGGTATGATTTTAATGCTTTTTATACATCTAGAAATTTCGTTATACATCATATCGCATTCTATAGCAATTTGCATTAAAGACTTCATAACGCTAACATTTTAGCTATTTTAATAATAAATTGTTCTATTTTGTTTCTCATAATTTTTTATTTAAACCGTCCTAAATTTTAGGACGGTTGGTTTTTTGTTTTTAAAAAGGAATATCAGATTCTTCTTCTTCTGAAACAGGTGTGGCATTAAATACCGTTTCTTTTTGATCCCATATAGTAGTAACTCCTTCGCCTATAAAAATAGTCTCTGCTTTCGCTTCTCTTTCTTCTTTAGTTTGTATTACGCTTGCAAAATGTGATTTCTGTAATTTATAACCGCTACCCTCGTGTATTATTTTAGGCTCTTTTACTTCTACAAGTTCAAATCTGACTTCTTGGACTTTCATTTTAATCCCTTCTTTTGAATCGAACTCTCTTTTTGTTACTAGATTACGTAATTTAGTAGCGTCTAATGTGATTGTTATTTTTGACATATTTAAAATTTTAATTTGTTTAATTCAATTGTTATTTGTTCTTTTAATAATTCCCCTTCTTTTTTAGCTATTTCAACCCACTCATTGACAGTTTTTATAATTGGTTTGGCTTTTGTTCCTAAATTAATTAAGCTTTCTCTAGTAAGCTCTTTTACAAAAATAGGTTTATAAATGTTTTCGGGTCTGTAGCTACAAAAATAATGTTTTTGTAATTTAGGGTTTATCGTAAAATAGTGTAAACATTGGTGTATATTGTCGTTTGGAATATCATTTGCTCGAATAGTAGATAAATGTTTTTTTTTTGCAAAACATTTTATTTCTGCTGATATTGTTTCATCTTCACTTATTCCATCTGGAGAAATGCCTAAGTATTCGTTTTCTTCGCATTGCAACCAACCAACCTCTAAAAGTTCAATGCCTAAATATGCGCTTAATGCTTTTCTTGCTTCTGGCTCTAATTCTGAACCTCTTACCATATCATAAGATTGATAATTTTCTTGTAAGTCAAATTCTTCGCATAGTTCGCTTAAAACATCTTCTAATAAAGTATCTGATTTTACAAATAAACCTTTTGATAAAGTACCACCTATTTTCCCATATCTTACTTCGTGCCATTCCTCAGAATGTTGTTCAATATCATTTCTAATTATCATTTTAAAGTAGTTTTAAGTTTTTCTTTTAAAGCAATTACAGTTGGTAAATGCTGTTCGGAAGGAGTTAATATTTTCCAAGCTATTTGTAAAGCTTCTAAAGAAGTACACATGTTTAAAGCAGAAATTGCAGTAACATCTGAAATAACTTTTTTAACAACAGGCTTAACTTTTATACCTCCTGTTACTTTACCCATCATTTTAACGCTAGGATCAAAAAACAAATCTATTTTAATACCTTTCCATTTAGGTAATTTTCTACTTTCTGCTGAACTGCAATTTAATTCTTGCTTTACAATTTCATTTATTATTTTTCTATTTCCACTATTAGCAACCATATCTTTAACAGGCTCTATAAATGAAATAAAATAACCATCTGTTTTATTTCCAGAAACATCTACGCCTCTATCATAATAGGCTTCCTTAATTGTTAAAATACAATTTCCTTTTTCCTCCACAATTGCATCTACATCAATCCCCGCTAAATGCGTTGACTTTCTGTATTTCATACTATCAATATCTAACTCTCTCATAATTTTCTATTTTAATTTTTCTATTAATCTTCTAACTTTTCCAGCTAAACCACTATCAACTGATTCTAAACAATAAAGTATATGGTTTGCTTCTTCTATAATATTTCTTTGCATTTCGTTAAATACTTCAACATAACCGTTGTCGTATGCTTCTGTTAAATTTATAATAGTTTCTACTATTTCAGCATCTACTTCAATCTCGTTTGCAGGATGCATACTGTTGTTCGTTCCTAAATAATTGTCGTCGTAATTCATAATAATTTTTATTTAAATGATTAATATTTTTTACAAAGATACATTTGTTTTTGACAAATCAATGTTAAAATTATGTTAAAAAGGAAAAGTAATGTATAAAAGCGCTATCTTTGACAAAAAATAAATCACAACAATATGAACAAAGCATTTACAAAATCAAAAGAAATAGTATTAGATGAAAATTACAAAATTATTCCTGATACTGACAATGGTGTTGTTTTAGTTTTTAAAACAAGTAGAGTTAATAAAAAAGATGAAACAGTACCGCACGAGGAATTGTTTTATTACCCTAGAATTTCACAAGCACTAAAGCATTATGCAGATAAAACAATTAATAATTCTGAGAGTTTAGATGATTGTATTTATAAATCAGAATCAGTTTATAATTTGATAAAAAGATTAGACCAACAATTTAAACAATTTAATTAGTAAATATGAAAACCAAGAAACACAAAATAGTAAATGGTAAATGGCAAATTAAAAACATTTACGACGCTTTACAAGCTAGTTTATTTGATATTTATATAAATACCCATCGTGAATTAGAAACGCCTGCATTAAGGTCTAAAATAACGAAAGAATACAACTATAAATTTAATTTTACAAACAGATGAAAAATTTAAAAATAAAAGAAATTAATTTTTTAAAAGGAGAAGAAAGAGGTTTGACAAAAAATTACCCTTCAAACGGTTTTTTTATTTCAAGGTTCGAAAACGGAACTAGCGACTTTATTCTTGTTGACAAGAATGCTGAGCGTGTTATTTTTCTTTGTCCAGAAGAAATATTTAATTCAATTTCTGAATACGAAGAAGAAACAATAATTTCAGAACCTAATACCGATACCTATAAAGGTGATTTTATTCTTGAATTTGCTAGAATTTTATTAAACAGAAAATAACTAAAAATAAAACAATGATAACAGAACAACTAATACCACTTTTGAAGAATAAAAGAGAAAATTTAAAAGGAACAACACTACCAACGGTTAAACTTTGGGAATCTGGTACACGTTCGCCATTATTAAAAAACGTTGACCAAATATGTAAAGCAAACGATTTAAAAGTTTTGGTTTATGATGGTAACTTAGATACTTTGATAAATTTTGCGCATAAAGTCGCTAAAGAACAAGGTATGAAAATGATTCTTAATTTTGAGGCTTAACGTCCTGCAGCTACACGATGCTAGTCTAAGTGCTTAGTAGATTCGGCTGCTGAATTATGTTATGTGTTATAAGTAGTACGGGTAATTAAAAAAAATGTAATTATGAAAGAAAAATTTAAAAGTTATTTAGAAAGATTAAAGTCTTTTAATAAAGCGGAAAATTATAATTATACAGATGACGATTTTGATAAGTATAAAGATTATATTAGAGATTGTTGGCTAAGTAATTTAAGCGTACATAAATGCCTTGAATTTATGTATTTTGAAACGGAATCGTAGTATTACTTATAATGGATCAGTGATATGAGAGGATTTTCGGAACGGAAATCACGAATATTTACTGCCAAAACTAATATTACCCAGTACAAAACAATAAATCAATAATCACAAATGCCGAAAATCGCTCATATCACTTGTTACTGGCTGTGCTTTTTCGGCTCAAAAAATTAAAAAATGGATATTAAAACTATCAAAATTAAAAAAGTGGATACTGAAAAATTAATTGAATTTTTAGCAATCCCATTGAATGAGAATGAAAAATTATCAATAGATGTTTTTGGAGTTTTTGAAAACAAATTCGGAATCGATACTGATTGTTGTTTCTGGGAAATAAATCAAGCGTTCTTTAATGAAAAAATACAAGATGTAATTGATATTGAATGTAGAATTAAGAAGTATAACGATAAAGGAGGTTATTCAATTAGAATGGATAAAGCTGATTTTGTAAAAACAATTTCTTTAGAAGATTATTTGAAATTATCTGAAGAAGTTATGCTTGTAGATTTTATAAGATTGGATTATAATCCGAGAATTACAGGCAATCAAAAATTATTGATGAAACATATTAGACAAAGTTATGCCGTTCCAACCGCATAGCCAGTAACGCCTACCGCTACAGCACGCCGCCTAAGTGGTTGCGTAGGTTCGGCGGTGGTTTGTAACGGTTGTTATGCCTTCGCCTTTTTATTTACAACATATTATTAACTAATAAATTATAAAAAAATGAACAATTATTTATTTAAAAAAATAGAACAAGCTCACGGAGCTTATTTTGAAAACTTAACTTTTATTGCAAATGAAGTTTGTCGTGAAAGACAATCAGAATCGTTTGAAGAATTTACTGAATTAGAACCTGCTGAAATAGCAAAAGTTTTAGGATGGAATGACAAAAAAGAAACCCTATCTCTAATTGAAAGCGAAATAAAAGACAAAAGTTTATCTGGATTATTATTGAGATACGATATGACTGGATTTTTAGCACAATGTATGATGCCTGAATGTTCAAATTTTAGATTTGAAGAAGGAAAAGAAAGACCTTGCTCGTGGAGTGTTCACGGTGGAATTTGCAGAATATTTTGGATTTATGCTGAATCAATAGGCGAGCTAGTTGAAAAGTTAGAGCAAAAAGCAGAGAATTTATTTTTAGAAGCCGTAAATAAATCAAGGTCAGTTGTAGATTCCAACCAAGCTGACGCATAACGGTCGAGTGCTTGGCGAAGAAGCGGAAAAGTACATGCTATTTTTCGATTAAGCCTAAATTTTAAAGACACAAAATATATTATAAATTAATAACCGAACCCGCTTTTTTGCCAAACACTTGTTATGGTTAGTGCGGTTCATAAAAACAAAAAGTGATGAAACAATTAAATCAAATTATCAAAACATTAAGAGAAGAAACGGCTTTTTCATTTACCGAAAAGAAATTAGAAATACTTAGAAGTCAAAAAGATTATTCAGAAATGATGAAACAATGTTATAGCGGGAAAGATAATACTACTATTGAAGAATGTGAAGAAAACGCTATTAGAACGTTTGTTTCTGAATATCAAAAAATGTGTGAGATTTATTCAGGATGGTTGAAAAATGGAAAGGTTTTTATTTTAGATAAAAGAGACCATTTTATTCTTGCACTATACAAAGTTGATGATATTGCACATAAGGCAATTGCACAATACAATCCATTGAATGTAGATTGCATTGAGCAATCAATTTCAAATAAACATTTTTTCGAGCAATTAAATATCCGTTTTGATATTTCTACAAATGAAGAATTATTAATTAAAGAATGTGATTTGTTAATCAAAAATTCAATTGTTTACCCAGCACCGTAGCATTAACCATAACGGAATGTGGCTTTATTTCAGTTGCAAAATTCGTAACCGATAATTTTCGGCTAATAAAAAACGACTTTCGAAAGATAATTTTGATTTTATCAGATATTTTGCAATTGAATAAAACCACTGTTATCGCTAGTTGCAAGTAGTTCAGAAAAATACTTTAGAAAATAATTTAAATATTTTATAAAAACACTTGTTTATTATAAAATAAGTTATATATTTGCTAAAGAAATAACAACGAAGTTATTTTGTAATTTTTATTATTATGAATAATGTTTATACAAATAGTCGTCCAACTGAAAGTTTTTGCAAACTAAAAGCTACTTGTGGATTACACGGTAATTTAGACATTCACGGAATGGAATGGAGCGAAAGAGTTATTTTAAAAGTAGTTGCTTTTGATAGAACTAACGGAGTTTTAATCGTTGAAAATGATAACGGATTAAAATGGAATACAGATTTGAAGAAAATGCAATTCTGTTTAGAGAATGGCAATTCAGTTCCAAACTAAAATGCCATTCATCCTAAAAAATAAAGAAACCGAGCAATATAGATTGTTCGGTTCTTTACCTATCCTTTGCCGAAGCATTGGATTTGACGAAAAAAAAGAGAAAAATTTGCTTTACACTTTCTCTCAAAAAAAAGAAATAAAGTTTGAAAATAACGAGTTTCTAATTGTAAAAGTCTTTTTAGAACGTGGTGGCAGCAATTAGCGATAACGTTTTGCGGCTTTGTCGTCGTTGTGGCGTTTGAACACAAATATTAACAAAGAAAACAAATCATTAAATTATGCCAAATACTTCCAAAAATGCCCAAGTGCCACAATGCGACAAAACCGCTGTTAGCAGTAGTTATTCGTTAGATGAAGTTAGAAATATTGTTCTTGAAATGCGTAATGAAGCGATATCTGGTTTAAGAGGTGAGAGGCGTTGGGACATGCAAAAACGACTTGGTAAAATAAGAGATAAATGGAAGTTGGGGTATTAATTACTGCTAACGTTCCCGCGATAGGGGCTGTTTGCCTATGCGGAAACCTACTTTCGGCAAATAGACCTTATCGTGTGTTATCAATATTATGAATTATTAAAACAAAAATAAATTATGGAAACTAAAAAACCAAACAATCCAAGTGCATTTCCTGTAATAGCTACAGAACAATCGTTTTTTAATCAAAGCCCATTAATGCCTGAATCAGGAATGACTTTAAGAGACCATTTTGCTGGATTAGCAATGCAGGGATTAATGTCAATGGAAGAAAAAGGAGAGTATCAAACAATTGATGATGCTTGGAGGAAAATAGCTGAATACTCGTATCAAATGGCTAACGCTATGCTAAAAGTTCGTGAAGAAACGGAATCGTAATATTATTGATAACGGTTCGCTAGTAGGCGATGGTTAGGGTCAGGATTCTAATTGTGGCGAATTCTCCTTAATTAAACCAAGTACAAAAAACTAATTAAATTAATCACGATGCCCAACTATTGCTTACTAGCTGTTAGCATTTGTGCGGGTAACTAAAACTAAATATTATTATGAAAGCAATAGGAAATTATTTGCCGTGGGAATCTGGATATTATGAAAGTTCAGGTTCATATAAAAAAAGCAATGGAGAATTAATATTTTGTTATACTTATTATTTCTCTGGAAAAGCGGAACAAATTGAAACAAGACACCCTATAGATTGTGGTAAATTAAATAAAGAGATTGAAGAAAAATGTAATTCAAAAACGAAAATACAGCATTGATGCTAACTCATCCATACAACTAACTAACCTATTCAATACCCTGTAAACAATGACTTCAAACCTTGACAAAAATTATTTTATCACTTATTCAAACTATTTTAAAATAGATAATAAGACGTTTGCATTTAGAAAAAAAGTTTTGTTTGACATCACTAATTTACCTATCAAACTAGAGTTAAAAGACAATAATAATTGTTTAGGTTATTGGATAAATCGAAAATGGTATAGTTTAAGTAAATTAGAGCCATTAGTTAAAAAAGAGAATATTAAAAAAGATGTTAGTATATTGCAATGGAATGAACAAATACATTTAGATTATGTGTTTAATATCTAATTAAGGCGAATTCGCCACAATTAAAAAAATAAAATTATGGGAAATATAATAAGATTCATATTTAGAACCAACTATAGATATAACAAAATAGATCAGTTTTTTATATTTTTGGGATTTTTTGGAATTATACAATGGTTGTTGATATTAATATTTTTAATTTTTAAATAAAAATAAAAAAACGCTCTTAATTGGAGCGTTTTTTTATTTTTATACCTAAGTCATTCTTTACTTTATTTATTCCTTTAATCCATCTTAAAATACGTCCTACAATTGTTTTTGGTGGTTTATCGCTTATTAGTCCTGTGGCTACATCTATTATTATGTTTGGGTCTATTTGTTCTTGATCTTGTTTCATAGTTGTTTTCTAAAATATTGTTCTACTTCTGATTTTCTGCGACCTATTAACTCTTTGTTTTTAGTCCACATCATAAACGCACTTTTAATAGTAGGGTCGTTTGGATTTGCATTTACGCGTCTTAAAACAGTACTTTTAGCAAATCCATTTATTCCGATGTTATAAGCTAACGATACAAGGGCATTGAATTGGTTTTGCGTAACTTCTTTAGTTAACAGTGCATTTACTTGCTTTGCGAAATTATCGCTTGTTACACTTCCTAACTTGTAAGCTTCACGCATTGTAAGTACTTTATCTTTCATTGTTACTTTTTTACCGTCAAGATAATAAGTATTTCCCATTGCAATAGTTGGTATTCCTTGCGTGTCTAAATAAGGCTTTAATTTCAATCCTTCTCTTTCGTGTAGAGCGTTATATCCGTTATCGTCTAGTCTCATAATTTATTTATAATTTTGTTGATTCACTTATTACCATAAACATTAAACTGATTAAAGCGGTTATTAATACGCCTGCAATAAATTTACCTGCTCTCATATGTTCTTTTAATAGTATATTTTCATCTTCAATAGTTTCAACTTTTGAATTTAGTTTATCAAGTAATTGAATTAATCCTTTATTGCCATTTATATTACTACCTGCTAGGGCAATTTTAACTTCCTGCATAAAGTCTTTTACTTCGGTCATATCTTGCTTGTATATTCTAAAATGATGCTCTAAACGCTCAACGTTTAACTTGATTTCTGAAATATCCCTTTGATCCATTTGTTATAAAGATTTGAGCATAAAAAGTTAAAAGTATCAATGTTGAGTAAACAAAATAATATGTATTGTTTGTTATGTATTTATACAATAATTGTAACGATAAAATACTAACTATACATATAATAAAAATAACTTTTTTTACTGAATACTTTTGCATATTAAAAGTAAAATGAGTAATTGAAAATATTATAAAAGGAATGTCTATTAAATTTATAATTTCAAAGTTGTTTGAATAAAATTCTGTATCAACTAAGAAAAATATAAAAACCCACCATAAAAAAATAAAATATGGTAGGTTTAATATTAATTTCATTTCTTTGGTTTTGTTGGAAATGGTTGACCTATCAACC